ATTGTACTAACCAATCAAACCCATCACCAACAGTAACTCCATCAGGTGGAACATTTACAGCAAGTTAATTATGAAAACAATATTAGAAGCATTAGAATTTTGTAAAGACAATAAATTATATGATAAACATATAAATATTGCATTAGGTATTAACAAAGTGCCAATGACATTAAAAGAAGGTTTTAACCAATTAAGAATGAAGAAATGATTACTAAAATATTAGAAATAATTACTAAAACAGGTGGTTCAGTAAAAGAAATTGACAAACTAAATAAAAGCTTAGAAACTACTGATAAATCTATTGAGCAAGTTAATGATGGCGCTGTAGATATAGGTACTAATTTAAAAGCAGTTCCGAAAGCTACAAGAAAAATTGCTGGTGGTTTTAGAGCAATGGGAACAGCTTTAAAAGCTGCTGGTATTGGTTTAGTTATTGCTGGATTTACTTTGTTAAAAGAATTATTTAGCCAACAACAGGTAGTTGTAGATGCTTTTAAAGTTTCTTTTGAAATGTTGTCTTTAGCATTTAGTGATTTTTTCAAATATATAAGCCAAAATGTAGGTGCTATTTCAGGTTTTTTTAAATCACTTTTTGATGACCCAAAAGCTGCTGTAATGGGGTTAGTGGATTCTATAGAAAATTATTTAATTCACTTTCTTGATAAAACTCTTGAATATTTTGGGTTTTTAGCAAAAGGTTTTAAAAAACTTGTTACTGGTGATTTTTCTGGTGCGATGGATGATTTTAAATCTGGATTAAATGCTGGTGTAGATGCAATTACTGGTGTTGATGATACTGTTAAAAAAGTTAATGATTCTTTTGATGCAGGTGTTAAAGCATTAGGTGAATACACTATTTCAACATACAAACAAGCAAAATCAAATGTTGAACTTGCAAAAACTGCTGAACTTGCTGCTGTAGCAAATCAAGGGTTAATAGAAAAATATGACAGACAAGCAGAGCAACAAAGACAAATAAGAGATGATGAGAGAAAAAGTGTAGCAGAAAGGAAAAAAGCTAATGATGAGTTGTTAGCTATTTTAGACAAGCAAGAGGTAGCAATGTTAGCTAATGCGCAAACTCAACTTAAAAATGCTGAAGTACAACTACAAAAAGATGAAAAAAATGTAGAAGCACTTAAAGCAAAAGGAGAAGCTTTAAATGAAATAGCTGCAATAGAAGCACAAATAGATGGTTTTAGGAGTGAACAAATTGTAAATGCAGCAACACTTGAAAAAGAGGAAAAAGAGCTTGTAAGTTCAAGGTTAGAATCAGAAAGCAATTTATCTATTGAAAGAAAAAGGTTTAATGCAGAACTATTAGATGATGATTTAGCAAGGTTAGAAAAACAAAAAGAAATTGATAAAGAAGAAAAAGAAATACAAACAGCAAGACTTAAAGGGATTATAGATACTGCTAATGCTGGAACACAAGCAAAAGTAGATGCTGAGATAGCACTTTCAGAATTTTTAGAGCAATCAAGACAACAAGAGTTAACAAGAGAAAAAGAAATAGGGCAAGCGAAATTAGCAGCAACTCAAAAAAATAATGACCAAATATTAGCAAGTGATGAAGCTGTTACAGAAGCAAGAATAAGTTTAGAACAAGCATTAGTAAGTGCTACATCTTCTGCGTTAAGTAGTATAGCTAACCTTGCAGGTGAAGGAACTAAAATAGCTAAAGTCGCAGCAATAGCTGATATTATTATTGGCACAGGTGTAGGTTTTATTCAAGGTTTAGATATTGCACAAAAATCAGCAAAAGCAACTGGTCCAGGTGCAGCAGTAGCGTTTCCTATATTTTACGCAACACAAGTAGCAGCAGTATTAAGTGCAGCAGCCCAAGCAAAAAATATTTTATCAAAAGCAAAAGGACCTTCTGCACCAACAATATCTGCACCAAGTGGTGGTGGGGCTGGAGCTTCAGCAACACAAGCACCAAGTTTTAATGTAGTAGGACAATCAGGATTTAATCAAGTGGCTGGAGCATTAGGACAACAACCACCAGTACAAGCTTATGTAGTAGCAGGAAATGTAACTACAGCACAACAACTACAAAACAATACAATACAACAAGCAACTTTTTAAAATAAAACAAAATGGACATAGTAGAATTAATATTAGATGAAGATAGTGAAGGTTTAACTGGAATAGAAGCAGTTAGTATCGTGGAAATGCCAGCAATAGAATCTGACTTTGTAACGCTATCAGACCAAGAAATAAAATTAGCAAAAATAGATGATGAAAAGCGTTTACTAATGGGGGCTGCTTTAATTCCCAATAAACCAATCTTTAGAAAGAATGGAGAAAATACATTTTACGTTTACTTTTCTGAAAAAACAGTTAGAAGAGCAAGCGAGTTATTTTTTCAAAACAGTATGCAAAACAACGCGACTTTAGAACATGAAATGGAGATTAATAATTTAACTGTAGTTGAATCGTGGATTGTTGAAGATACTGAAATGGATAAATCTAAGAAGTATGGTTTAAGTGTGCCAAAAGGAACGTGGATGATTTCAATGAAAGTAGAAAACGATGATGTTTGGAATGATTATGTTAAAACTGGTAAAGTAAAAGGTTTTTCAATTGAAGGTTTTTTTGCAGATTCAGCAAAAGTTAGAAATGAAGATTTAAAAGCTGAGTATAATATAACAGAAAAAGAAGCATTAAATAAAATAAAAGAAATTAAAAAACTATTAAATGAAAAGTAAAAAATTTAAAACACCAAGTAATACATCACCTAAAAATACAAAGCGTGGTTGCTTATGTCCTGATGGTAAAAAATACAGTAATAAATGCTGTGATGGTAGCTTACAAGCACAAGGAATAGGTAAGATATAAAAAAAGCCACTCTTTTGAAGTGGCTCTTTTGTTTTGGTTTTAATTAATCTTGTATTTTATCAAGTTTTGCTTCTTCTCTATCTTTAAATTTTTGAAAATCAACAAGTATTTTCATAGCTTGTTCTTTTTGCTTTTTCGTCATTTTATTAAAATGTTTATTTAAAAAGTTTCTTGAGTATCTTTCTCTTTCTATTTTTAACATTATTTCTATAATCATTGTTTTGGTTTTAATTAATAATTTATGTAAATATAAATATAATTACTTAATAAATAAGCATTTTATAAAAAAAATTAAAAAAAAATATAACAGTTAACGTTTTCAAACGTTTATAGATATATACTCAAATTATGAAAGCAAACGACATACTAAACAAAATAAAAAATATTGTTGGTGAAAAAGTTGAACTTTCTGAAGAAAAAATAGAAATGGCTGAAATGAAATTAGAAAATGGTACTGTATTAGTTGCAGAATCTTTTGAAGCTGGAAAATCTATATTTATTAAAACTGATGATGAGCAAATTGCTTTACCTGTTGGTGAATATGAATTAGAAGAAGGCAAAATTTTAGTTGTAACTGAAGAAGGTTTAATTGACAGTATTAAAGAAGCTGCTGAAGAAGCAGTTGAAGAAGAAGAATTATCTGAAGAATCTGAAGAAGTTAAAGAAACTGAATTAGAGGAAGAAGAAAAAGAAGAAATGGAATACGTTACTAAAGAAGAATTTAAATCTGCTGTTGAAGAAATCAAAGGTATGATTGAAAAAATGGGTAACAAAGAAAAAGAAGAAATGAAGGAAGAAGCGATAGAAAAGAAAGAAGAACTTTCTGCTGTTGCTCCTGAACCTGTAAAACATAATCCTGAAGCTGAAGCTGATAATAAAGTAAATTTTCATATTGCAAGCAATAGAACACAAACAACTACAGACAGGGTTTTTGATAAAATTTTTAACAATAATTAAATAAAATAAAATGGCGACAACAACAAGTATAACAAGTACTTACGCTGGAGAATTTGCAGGAAAATATATCTCTGCTGCTCTTTTAAGTGCTAACACGATTGATAAGGGTGGTATAGAAGTAATGCCTAATATCAAGTACAAGTCCACAATGAAAAAAGTGGCTACTGATGCAAATGTAATTAAAAACGCTTCTTGCGATTTTGATGCAACTGCTACAGTAACATTAACTGAAAGGTTATTACAACCTGAGGAATTTCAAGTAAACTTACAATTCTGCAAGCAAGATTTTGTTTCAGATTGGGAAGCTGCTCAAATGGGGTATTCTGCATTTGATAAAATGCCACCTAAGTTTTCAGATTTCATTATTGGCCACGTAGCTGGTTTGGTAGCTGAAAAAACTGAACAGAACATTTGGGAAGGAACTAATGCAACTGCTGGGGAATTTGATGGGTTGGTTACTTTAGCATTAGCTGATGCTGATGTGGTAGATGTAGCGTCTCACGCTGCTGTAACTGCTGCTAACGTAATTGATAAATTAGGTTCTATTGTTGATGCAGTACCTTCTGCACTTTACAATAAAGAAGATTTACATATTTACATATCTCAAAACATTGCAAGAGCTTATGTAAGAGCACTTGGTGGTTTCGCTACAGATATTGGTGCAAATGGTGTTAATACACAAGGAACACAATGGTACAACGCTGGTGGGCAACTATCTTTTGATGGTGTAAAAATCTTCGTTGCTAATGGATTAGCTGATGATACTGCAATGGCTGCTCAAAAATCTAACTTATACTTTGGAACTGGTTTATTAAACGATATGAACGAAGTTAAAGTTCTTGATATGAGTGACTTAGATGGTTCGCAGAATGTTAGAGTAATAATGCGTTATACAAGCGCTGTAAATTACGGAATAGGTTCTGATATAGTTTTATACCACGCCTAAGAATTAATTAATAACAAGGGGGTGTGATTCCCCCTTTATTTAAATTTTAATAATATGGCTTGCGATTTAACAGCTGGTAGAAAAGTACCTTGTAAAGATGTAATTGGTGGCATAGTTAGAGCTTGGTTCTGCGACTTTGGAGAATTAGGAACTGTAACAAAAACTGCAGATGAGATTACAGATATGTCAGGTACAATAACCCTACTACAATATGATTTAAAAGGGACAAATAGTTTGGAAACTGCTATTACATCCTCAAGGGAGAATGGAACAACATTCTTTGAAGAAACATTAACTTTAACACTACCAAAATTATCTAAAGAAGATAATAAGGAATTGAAGCTTATGGCTTACGGAAGACCACACGTTTGTGTAGAAGATAGAAATGGTAATTTCTTTTTATGTGGTTTAGAACACGGAATGGAAGTCACAGGTGGTAGTATAGCTACAGGAACGGCTTTCGGTGACCTTTCAGGTTACTCATTGACTTTAACAGGTCAAGAATTAGAACCAGCTAATTTTATAAATGGCGGCACATCTGCTGACCCTTTGGCTGGAATGAGTTCTGCGACTGTAACAGTCACTGTAGGTACAAATAGTTAAAAGAAACGCGATTAATATAATTGTGTGATTCATAATATATAGTTTGATTGAGGGGTGGAAGTGATTAGCCACCCCTTTTTTTATTAAAAAAATATGCAAATATTAACTACAAGTGGCACACGAATTATTAACTTTATACCCAGAGAAACAATTACTGGTAGTAAAACTTATAAATTAGTGATAAAATCAGAAGCTCAAAATAAGGTTATAGCAACAGATAATGCAGCAACATTTACTGAGTTAGATTACTATTATCAATATTCAACTACTCAAGCATTAGTTGAAAACAATTACTATACTATTACAATCACTAACACAACAGATAACGCAATAATTTTTAAAGATAAAATGTATTGTTCTGACCAAACACTTTCAGACTATGAAATTTCAAATGGTGTTTATATAGAACAAAGCACAGGAGACAACAACTTCGTATATTATGGATAATTTACATTTAATACAATTAGGCCAATACGAAAGGCCAACAATCACGGAAGAACGTAATAAAGATTGGGTTTCTATAGGCGATAATAATGATTATTACCAAAGTTTGATAGATGCTTATATGGATAGCACAACAAACAATGCTGTTATAAATGGTGTTGTTAATCAAATTTATGGAAAAGGATTAGATGCAACTGATAGTTCTGAAAAGCCAGACCAGTATGCACAGATGAAAAGTTTAGTAAAACCAAACGATTTAAGAAACGTTTGCCAAGATTTAAAGTTATTAGGCGAAGCTGCTTTTCAAATAACTTATAATGGTAATAAAATATCAGCAATAACACATTTTCCAAGAGAAACATTAAGGGCTGAAAAGATGAATGATAAAGGCGAAATAAAAAACTATTTTTATTCTGCTGATTGGAGCAAGGTTAATAGAAATACAAAACTAAAAAAGTTTCCTGTATTTGGAAGTGGTGCGCAAAATGAGATATATATTATTAAAAGATATGTAACTGGTTTTTACTATTATTCACCAGCAGATTATAATACTGCTTATGCTACACTTGAAAATGAGATTGCGTGTTATTTAATTAACGATACTCAAAATGGTTTTTCAGGAACTAAAGTTGTAAACTTTAATAATGGCGTTCCAGATAGGGAGAAGCAACTTGCTATTAAGAATGATGTAATGCAAAAACTTACAGGTAGCTATGGTGAAAAGGTTATTGTAGCATTTAACAATAACGCAGAAAGTAAAACAACTGTAGAGGATATACCCTTAAATGATGCTCCAGCACATTACACGTATTTGAGTGAAGAATGTAGTAGAAAAATAATGTTAACACACAGGGTAACATCACCGTTGTTATTAGGTTTATCCTCTGCTAATGGTTTTTCAAGTAATGCTGATGAAATAGAGAACGCATCACGTCTTTTTAATAACGTGGTTATACAGCCATATCAAAACCTTTTAATTGATTGCTTAGATACAATTTTAGCAGTAAATGATATTAGTTTAAATCTTTACTTTAAAACTATTGAACCACTTGAGTTTATGGATTTAGAAAATGTTGAAGGTGAAGAAGCTATTGAAGAACAAACTGGAATAAAAGAAAAAGAAGAAGAAGAAACCACAGAGCTTGAAATAATGGCTTCTAATGCTAAGAAAACTGTTTTAGATGAATTAATTGATTTAGGACAAAGTGAAGAAGAAATACTAAATGATTATGATTTAGTACACGAAGCTGAAGTTGATTATAATTTAGAAGATGAACTTGATTTTGTAGTAACTGAAATAAATAAAACATCTAAGAAAAAGTTTGCAAGTACAGGTAGAGCATATCCAAAAGCAAAAAGTTCTCAAGATGGTGAATCTAAAAAGAAATCTGAAGAAGGTGTTGAGTTTTTAGTAAGATATTTTTATGAAGCAGCTCCTAATCCAGCACCAAGTTCAAGAACATTTTGTGATAAAATGATGGCTGCTAAAAAACTATATAGAAAAGAAGATATTATTAAAATGGGAGAAAAACCTGTTAATGCTGGTTTTGGTAAAGGTGGTTCTGATATTTATTCAATCTGGCTCTATAAAGGTGGACCAAGATGCAACCATCGTTGGACTCGAAAACTATTTGCAAGAAAAGGTGGAAGAAGTTTAGGTGAAGCAGTATCTACTACTAAAGCAATTAAAAGAGGTTTTAAACCTGAAACAAATGCAAAGAAAGTATCTATTGCACCAAAAAATATGAAGTATGCTGGATATACTGCATCTTATTGGAATAAAAAAGGATTTGAAAAATGAGTAAAGCACTATTTGTAACAAGACACGATATTTCAGTATTTACTGCTGCTAATGGTAATATAGATAATGATAAAATCTTACCGTATATTAACCAAGCTCAGGATATTCATATACAGAACTACTTAGGTACTGATTTATACGTTAAAATACAAAACGACATTACTGCTAATCCTCAAACTTTAGTAAACCCTTATTTAGCTTTGTTAAATGACTATATAAAACCAATGTTACTACACTGGGCAATGGTAGAATATTTGCCGTATGCAGGTGTTAATATTTCAAATGGTGGTATATATACAAAGAATCCTGAAAATAGCACAGCATTAAGCAAAGAACACGTAGATAGCTTAGTTGAAAGAAGTAGAACAACAGCACAGTTTTACACAAATAGATTTATAGATTATATGCAAAATAACGCAGCTGGATTAATACCTGAATACTATTCTAATAGCCAAGAGGATATGTATCCAGATGATGTTGCAGATTTTGGAGGTTGGGTACTTTAAAAATATATTATGCCAGATAACACAATAAATTGGGGACAAGGTGCAGTTAATAACAGTAATAATTGGGGAAAAGCAAAAGCTAATTCTACTAACAACTTTGGTGCTGTTTATGATAATTCACCAAGTGGAGACACTAATGTTTCAGGTGGGGGAGCAACAGACCCAGTTCCATTTATGTATAAAACAGCAGTTGCAAGTGGAGTTCAAACAGACACAGGCATTTATAGAATTAAAAAAACTGGTGGGAATATGACTGTTGATTGGGGTGATGGTGCAACAACTACATTAACAGCAGCCACAACTTCTCCAGTTTTACATACTTATAATGATGGCACTAACACGCCTGTTGAAAATCCTGTTGTTAAAATAGGGTTAGATGGAGAAACAGGTACTTTAACAGAAATTTATTATGAAGCTGGTAGTGTAACTTTCGCAAGTGAATTATTAGAAATTCAGCAATGGGGAACTAAACACGCATTTACAAGTTTAAATTTCTCTCTTGCAACACAAATGCAATTAACAGCTACAGATTCATTAACAACTACTAATCTAACTTCAACGTTTAAAGGTTGTACAGCTTTTACTGGTCATTCTTCTATGGAAAACTGGGACGTTAGCAACGTTACGAATTTTAGTTATTGTTTTCAACAATGTGCAAATTTATCAAACCTTAATTTAAGCAGTTGGGATGTAAGTGGCGCAAGTGCATTCAATAATATGTTCTATTTAGCAACAAACTTCAATGGTAATCTAAACGGATGGAATTTTGCACTTGCTACTAACCTGAATTATATGTTAGCCAGTACTTCTTTTAATACCCCTGTTAATAACTGGGAATTAGGTAATGGACCAAACAAAACTATGTATAGTACATTTTACAACACAAATGATTTTGCACAAGATGTAAGTAGTTGGGATGTTTCCAAAATAACTACTCTTTTTGCTGTATTTGGATTTACACAAGTGAATAGCGATTTAAGTAGTTGGGTTTTAACAAATAACACAAGCTTAGGAAGATTACTTTTTGGCATCACTAATTTCAATCAAGATATAGGTGGTATGACGTTAGGCGCAGGGTTAACTGATATGACGTATTTATTTTATCAAGCCACGGGTTTAAGTGATTCTAATTGGACATCAACTGTTGTTGGTTGGGCAAACCAAGTTTATAACAATTCAGCTCCTTACAATGTAAATGGAGCTAATATTGCATCATTAGCGTCATTACAATTTGATAATTCCGCTGCTGGTGGAGCTAATTTTGCAGATGCTGGTGAAGCTAGAGATTATTTAGTAGGAGCAACTGCTGGATGGACAATTTCAGGAGATACAAGAATAAATTAAT